CCTAGCAGACTTGCCAAGACGATAGAGTTATTTAGGAGACTAAATTATGGCAAACACAACTTTTAGTGGACCAGTCAGGTCAGAGGGCGGATTTGAACAAATCAGCAAAAACTCTACGACTGGTGCCCTTACAACAAATCTGGATGTAGATACCAGTGGTAATATTACAACCACAGGTTATTTATCCGCTTATTCAAATGTTAGTAGCATTACCAGTGCTACTAAAAGCGTTGAATCAACCGATTCAGGTACGGTTTTTACCCTTAACAGGGCAGCAGGTATTGTAGTTACATTACCGACTGCCGCAGCAGGATATAACTATACCTTTATAGTGGGTACAACCTTTACGGGTGCAGGACAGATCAATACGGATAATTCCAGTGATTTATTCTCTGGCTTTGCCACGATCTTTGATCCAGCAACTGCAACAGATACCAATACTTTTATTCCCGATGCCAGTGATGATGACACGATTGATTTAGGTGCAGCAACACAAGGTTGGCTAGTAGGCGGAATTATCCGCTTAGTAGCAACTTCTGCGTCTGTATGGCATTGTGAAGCGTTCTTGCATGGTGACGGTACATTAGCTACTCCATTCGAGTAAGGAGTAAATAATGGCTGATGCAGTAACATCACAAACAATAGAGGATGGTGGTAAAAATCTGGTAATGAAATTTACCAATATTAGTGATGGCACGGGTGAAAGTGCTGTTGCTAAGATTGATGTTTCAGCTTTGCAATCAAATCCTGTTACGGGACAAGCCTGTGACCGAGTTTCTCTACAGAGAATTTGGTTCAGTAATGTCGGTATGGGGTTTAAGTTGTATTGGAACGCAACTACCAATGTATTTATTTGCCAAGTACCTAAGGATTGGAGTGATACATGGAATTTTTCTTATGGAATAGATCAATTACCAGGTATTCCCAATAATGCAGGAAGCGGTATAAACGGTGATTTGTTGTTAACAACCAATGACCATACAAGCGGTGATACTTATAGTGTCATCGTTTGGGCACACAAGCATTATACTAATCCTAGTTAATGCCATTAAGGAAAGGTAAATCTAATAAAGATGTTTCCTCTAATATAAGAACATTGCGACAGGAGGGTTACCCTCAAAACCAGTCTGTTGCAATTGCTCTTAGTAAAGCAGGAAAATCTAATAAAAGTTCTGGAGGGAAACTTTCAGGAGGAGGAAAAAATATGCCAGAAGTAGATGGTGAAAAATTTGCTTATGATCGCAAAGGTATAGCTGCAGCTAAAAGAGCAGCTAAAAACAAAGGCGTTGAAGTAGATTATAAGAACGATGGCGGTATTATTGGCTCAACTCAAAGAAGAAGAGCCAGACAGGGTGCAGAAGTAGTAGAGTAATAAATGGCTACTACGACTACCAATGCGTTTAATTTAGATATCGGTGATATTGTCGATGAAGCATTTGAAAGGTGCGGCTTAGAAGCCCGCACTGGATATGATTATAAGACTGCTAGACGCAGTCTTGATCTGATGATGCTGGAATGGCAGAACCGAGGATTAAACCTATGGACTTTAGAAAGTGGAACTACCACCTTAACGGCTGGTACTTCTGAATATACTTTTGATGCAGACACTGTTGATATGTTGGAAGTACATTTACGTCTGAATAGTGGTGAAACTTCTAACCAAACTGATTATGATCTTACACGAGTTTCTGTATCAGGTTATGCGGATTTGCCTAATAAATTGCAGGAAGGCAGACCCTTGCAATATTATGTAGAACGATTAACCAGTAGCTTTAAGATAGTCTTATATCCTGTGCCTGATGATATTCAAACTTATGTATTAAGTTATTATCGGGTCAGACAAGTTTACGACAGTGGGGATTTAGGCAGTTATAATATGGATGTACCAAAATTGTTTCTTCCCAGTCTGGTGGCAGGTTTGGCTTATTATGTCGGGATGAAATATCCAGAAGCAGTCGGAAATCGTCTGGCAGTATTAAAACAAGAATACCTAGAACAATTTGAATTAGCAGCCGAGGAGAACAGGGTCAAGGCATCCTTTAGGTTTGTGCCTTGGACTTATAACTCATGAGTGAATTTGCAGCAGGTAAAAAAGCTTTCGGATTCTGTGATCGTTGCGGATTTCGTTATCCATTACATGAATTAAGAAATCAAACTAGAGACTTGCGACCCACAGGCTGGATGGTGTGTCCCGAATGTGATGATGAACCTCAACCTCAGTTACAGCAAGGTAGTTTTAAGATTTATGATCCAATAGCTTTAAGGAATCCCAGACCTCCCCTTGGTCAAGCAGCAAGTAGGAGGACTTCGGCATGGAATCCTATAGGCGGTTGGAACTCGGAATTTGGACCCAGTAATTTAGAGAATATGTACATGACTGGCGAAGTAGGCTTTATTAAGGTAGTAATATCATGAATTATGCAGGATTAAAAACAGCTATACAGAATTATCTTCAGAACACTGAAACTACTTTTACCAATACTTTGGATACCATTATTCAACAGGCAGAAGAAAGGATATTAAATGTAGTACAACTGCCTGATTTCAGAAAAAATCAAACGGGTACAATAACTACCGACAATCAATATTTATCCGTACCAAGCGATTTTTTGTCCCCCTATTCTTTGTCGGTAACGGATAGCAACAGTAAACAACAATTTTTACTGAATAAGGATGTCAATTGGATAAGGGAAATTTATCCTACAGCGACAGCGACAGGATCGGGATCATTACCTAAGTACTATGCGATATTCAGCGATGAATTTTTTATTATAGCTCCGACACCAGGAGCTTCTTTTACAACAGAGATACATTATTTTTATAAGCCAGCTTCGTTAACTTCTGGAGCTACGGGAGGAACGACATGGCTTTCTACCAATGCAGAAACTGCATTACTGTATGGGTCTTTGATTGAAGGTTACACCTTCATGAAAGGCGAAGCCGATATGTTTCAGATATATCAAGCCAGATATGAGGAAGCCTTGGCACGACTTAAAGTTCTTGGTGATGGCAGGGATCGTAAGGATGCTTATCGATCAGGGCAATTGAGGATACCAGTAACGTAGAAATATAAGGAGCAGATATGTTAAAAAAACCGATAAAAGCCTTAAAGGGCAAAAATATAGCTATTGTAGCGATGGGAAATAGTCAATTGGATTATCACATGGCTATAACTCATAGTCAGGAGTTTGACGAAGTTTGGGTCATTAATGCGATGATTAGTGTAATTCCCAATCCAGATCGTGCTTTTGTAATGGACCCCGTGTCCAGATTTTTTGAGTCTGACGATGCGGGAGATATGTCAGAAGTAATGAGACAATCTTTACCGAAGATAAAATGTCCTATTTATACTTGTGAGTTAGATAAAAGGGTTCCTGCATTAGAGTTGTATCCGATAGAGTCTTTAATTAAAGATACGGAATGCGGGTACATAAATAATACAGTAGCTTATGCCATTGCATTTGCCTGTTGGAATCAAGTAGGAAATGTTAATTTATTCGGAGCAGACTTTACTTATAAAGGTAATTTATATTTTGCAGAAATGGGCAGGGCTTGTTGTGAGTTCTGGTTGGCAAAATGTATGGAAAGAGGTGTAACGGTAGAAATAGCAGTCCGTTCAAATTTATTAGACGCTAATGTCGATGTTAAAGATAAGTTGTATGGTTACCATAGATTGCCTGATCCAGTTATTTCTTATGTTAAAGACGGTAAAATGAATGTTTGTAAGTGGTCTGAAGTAATTAAGGAACAATCGGTTCCATTTGGTATTTCTGGAAGATACGACACGAATGTTACATGGCTAGATAGAGCCAATACACCTGTGACTACTCCTCCTGAGCCAAGTAAATATTGATATGGAAACGGAACAATTTGAAACAACCCTTGGGGATTTGGGGGTAAAAACAACAGATTACGGAGGTCACTCTATTGAAGAGGTGGCTAAAATGGCTACAGATAAACTGATTTCTGTAAGTAACACGGCTCCTGAACCAATACGGATACAAGCCCATGTGTTTAAGGAAAAGTGTCAAAAGATTATTACATACTATATGCAAGAAGCGGTGAATAACCATATTTGTACAGTATGTAATATTTTAGAAAAACAGGGTCATAAAGACCTAGCTAATATTATTAGGAGACTATAATGGCGATAACACAAGCGATGTGTACCAGTTTCAAGAAAGAACTCTTGCAAGCCAAGCACAATTTCTCAACAGGTGGAAATACTTTTAAGCTGGCTCTTTATACCAGTTCAGCGACTATGAGTGCTTCCACTACAGCATATTCTACTTCTCAGGAAGCGACAGGAACCAATTACACAGCAAAAGGAGGCACTTTAACTAAAGTGGAGCCTACTCAATCTGGAACTACTGCGTTAACGGATTTTGCTGATTTAACATTTGGTACTTGTACGATTACGGCTAGAGGTTGTATGATTTTCAACGACACGGCTACTGGCGATCCTTCAGTTGCGGTCTTTGATTTTGGTGGAGATAAGACCAGTACAGCAGGTAGCTTTACTATTACTTTTCCAACCGCAGACGCAAGTAACGCTGTTATTAGAATAGCGTAAACCAGTTATGGCTACTGGTTGGGGTCGTGCTGGATGGGGTACGGATATTTGGGGTGGAACCTCAGTATCAGTAGCCCTAACAGGATTAGTAGGTACAGGTGCATTAGGATCAGAAACTGTAACTGGTGATGCCAATGTAACAGAAACAGGACTTGCGGGGACAGGTGCAGTAGGCACACTACTCGCAGCAGGTTTTGCAATCACAGGAGTTAGTGGAACAGCTTCCACAGTTTCTCAAGGTGATGAAACCGTTACTGGTGATGCGAATGTTTACCCGACAACAGTTGTTGGCACTACCGCATTAGGAACCCTTAGTTTAGTAACCAATAATATAATATCGGTTACACAGGATGCCAGTACAGGAAGTATAGGATCGGTAACAGTAACAGCAGAAGCAAGCACTTCCCTTACGGGAGAATATGCAACAGGAGCAGTTGGAGATTTGGCTGTATGGGGTGAACTCAACCCAAGTCAAGATGCAGAATGGTCTGCAATTAGTCCTTCGCAAGATGGTTCTTGGGAAGATGTTGCAGCTTAATAAATTAATAATGATTAGGAAATAATTATGGCAAGTACATATGTAAATAACTTAAGACTCGATGAGATGGCTACGGGAGATGGTAGTGGAACCTGGGGTGTAACAACAAATACAAATTTAGAATTAATAGGTCAGGCTTTAGGTTATGGCACAGAAGCTATAACTACTAATGCTGATACTCATGCAACTACTATTGCAGACGGAGCAGCCGATGAAGGCAGAGCTTTAATGTTAAAGTACACAGGTACTTTAGATTCAACTTGTACAATAACCTTAGGTCCAAACACAGTTAAAAAAGTATGGATTATTGAAAACGCAACTAGTGGTTCGCAATCCATAATTGTTAAACAAGGCAGTGGCGGTACTGTAACTATAGGCAATAGTAAAAATGCTGTAGTTTATTCAGATGGTGCTGGATCAGGTGCAGCAGTTATTGATGCTTTAACTGATTTAGCTGTAACTGATACATTAACAGTTATTGGAACTACTTTAACTATAGGTGATGCAACAGCAGAAGATACTAAATTAGTTTTTGATGGTAACGCACAAGATTATTATGTAGGGCTAGACGATAGTGCTGATGATTTAGTTATAGGTTTGGGATCAGCAGTTGGTACAACACCAGCTATTGAAATAGACGAAAATCAAGACATTAAATTTGCTCAATCTATTGGAGTAGGTCAAGCTGCATCTTCTACAACAGGAGATATTGCTGCTCAAACCATGTCATTGTTAGGCACAACTCCTACTTTAACACTAGGGGATGGCGGTACAGAAGATGTCAAAATTCAGTTTAATGGAATAAAAGATTTTTATATAGCTAATGATGATTCGGCTGATAAGCTAGTTATTGGTGAAGGTTCAACAGTTGGAACTAACAGTATCTTAACTATTACTGATGATACAGTAACATTAGGTGATGCTACTGCTATTGATACAGCGTTTGTTTTTGATGGTAATGCACAAGATTTCCATATTGCTTTAGATGATTCTGCAGATGATTTAGTTGTTGGTGTAGGTAGTACAGTAGGCTCAAATACTGCGTTTTCTGTAGATGAAAATAGAAATACTACTTTTTCTGATGGGTCTATTGATGTAGATATAGCATCACATGATGGCTCAAATGGATTAAAGTTAGGAGGCACTTTAGTTACAGCTAGTGCAGCAGAGTTAAATTATGTTGATGGAGTAACATCGGCAATACAAACTCAAATAGATACAAAAACATCAACAGGTAAAGCGATAGCTATGGCTATGGTTTTCGGATAAAATTATTAATTAGGAGAAAAATATGGCAAATCCAAATATAGTAGCAGTAACCTCGATATATGGGAAAACCCATCAAGTCGCACTAGATACTACTACAACAACAGCCCTATTAACTGCTGCTTCAGAGAAGATATATAAAATTAACTCTATTGTCGTAGCAAATATAGATGGCACAAACTCAGCAACAGTCACTATGGGTATAGTTAAATCTGGTGGTTCGCTTATTTCATTTGCTACTACAATCGCAGTACCAGCAGATGCTACTTTGGTTCTAGTAGATAAAAATTGGGGATTATACCTTGAAGAAGGTGATGCTATTCAGGGTGGTGCAAGTGCAAATTCAGATTTGACTTGTACTATTTCCTATGAAATATTAGATGACGCATAAGGAGGTATTTAATTATGGCTCATTTTGCAGAACTTAATAGCAGTAAGGTAGTATTACAAGTAATCGTAGTTTCTAACACAGATGTAGATGCACATGGTGGTGATGAGTCAGCAACAGCAGAGGCTTTTGTTGAAACCATCGTTCCCTTTAATACTGGTGGAGTAGCTTGGAAACAAACTTCTTACAATAATAATTTCAGAAAACAATACGCTGGTATTGGATATACTTATGATTCAGCCAAAGATATGTTTATTGTTCCTAAACCTTATCCTTCATGGTCATTAGATTCTAGTGGTGATTGGCAAGCACCAGTCACTTATCCTAACAATGTAGAAATAGGTGGTTTAAGAGTATTTACGGCATGGGATGAAGATAATCAAAAATGGCTTGGTTCTACTTGGTCTGGTGGTGATATAAATTTAGGAACAGAAACCAAATATGAGTGGGATGCTTCTGGTTTAAGCTGGATTGCTTTATAGGAGGAAAATATGGCTCTTTCTAATGGCGGAATTATTGGCACAGACAACGACCCCTCTTTGGGAGAGTTAGTAACTACCTTTACTTCATCAGGTACTTTTACTTCTGGTTCTAGCTCAACTATTGCTAACTATTTAGTAGTAGCTGGAGGAGGCGGAGGTGGAAGTCGCTTTGGCGGAGCTGGAGCTGGAGGAGGTTTTCGTACTTCTACTGACGATAGTTTTCCTATTGATGCTGCAACAGGTTATCCA